CTCCGGATTCTTGCCAATCAACCAAGCCGGTAAAAGATAACTCGCAAACTCAGACTTGGTATGCCTCGGAGGCATGTTGACAATGATCCGTGAACCAGGACTAACCGCCAGCTTCTCAAACTGCCTCGCTACCTGCTTATGATGAGTCCCCTCAATAAAACCATCATAAACATGCTTCACAAAAGCCATGAAATCATTCTGAGCAATATCTCGTACAGAAAGCTTGCGCTTGGCCTCTTCTAAAGCCAAAATCTCACGCATTATCTCATCAGAAGCATTTAACATTATTACGCTCAAGGTATAAAATAAACAACATAACAAAAACATACACAAAAAGGAAGATCATTAATGGGAGAAATAATAGATCTGGGACCACCGTCCAAGGGACCCGCAGAACTAACATGCATCAACTGCTCCGGAAATACATTCTTCATATTCCCAGACTCCATCGTAACCTGTACCCAGTGCAACTACATCATGGAAATACAACAAAAACTCAGACTGACAGACATCATTGATGGTCCATAAAAGATGGGACTCAATGAAAATAAAATTATATAAAATTTTATGCAGAAAATAACCTTAAATGGTAAGTTGTACACGGACAACGGTGCAATGACAAATGTCCACTGTTATATGTTCAAAACACTACACTACTCTACCTCTCTAGCAAGGTGGCGGTCCGCCCGAATGGGCCGGGGTCGGTCGGCCTTCCCGTTAAACTTTGGGAAGGCCGTGGAACCTTATTTCGATTTTTTTGATTGGTAATACCTAGTCATAAAACCCGCAACGTGTTTAGTGAAACTTTTTAACTCCTCATCTGTCAACTCCATAGGTGATTTGCCTTCAAACAAGTAAGTTGAAACAAGATCACTTACTTGATTATGCTTTTTGCAATTGTCTAGAAAATCAGGGTTATTAATTTGTTCTTGATCAATTGCGTTCTCAAGATCTTGTTCTGCTTGTTTTGTCATTACTTTCTCACTTTCTAAAATGTGGGCGGGACATTGTCCCGCCCATGTTGGATTATTGTTTTAGGCTTACTTTTTTAGTTGTGCCTTTTACAGTTAAGGCTTCAACTTGTTTAGTGGTTGCACCTAGTTCATAAAGCAATCTAATCGCTTCTTTTTTATCAAAGGAACTAGTTGAAGCATTCAGGTTAAGATTAATGTTAAAACTGAACCAATCATATGCTGTATTTTCTTTGATAGCCTCTTTTAAAAGCTTCAAATCTTTTTTAGCGTTTGCTTCTGTTGCGTGATAAGTACAAAATAATTCACCTACTTGCTTCAAAGATTTAACGATAGTCTTATCAGATAATGTAATGTGTTTCATTTTTAATGCTCCTAAGTTGTTAACTTAATATCTAATGATATTAATACATGGGAGAACATGGTACAAGCTTTTTATTCTAAAAAACATTAATTAATTTTTAACCAAGTTACCATATATTTCCATTAGTCAACAACTAAATGGAGTAATGATAAATGTACTATGTAATGATGCTACGAAATGGACAGGCAACTTGTCATGGTGGATTTAGCCTAGAATTTTTAGCTTATGCTAAACGTGCCCGTCTAAAGAAGCGTGACCCATACTGTCATGTCGAAGTTGTGCAACCCCGACCTAGCCCGACCTAGTCCCGATCTGGCACGCCAGTTACCGACCCGACAATAAAAAAGAGCTACCCGACTAGGGTAGCTCTTTAGTTTGAACAAGATTTTTTACTTTATATCAGGATAAGCTTCAGAAAATTCAGGTGAAGCATAGGTGAGACGAAAATTATCTGTTATTTCTTTTCTATAACTATCCCCGTATTCCCATGAGCCAAACGTCATAGGCGATTTAGCAACAGTGAACCAACGAGCGTATGGATCATTGGTTTCATTTTTTGCCAGTTTATAAGTTTTTAAAATCCTTATTTCAAATTCATCACCCCTAACAATAGCCTTAAAAGTAGCGTATGGATTTTCAACTTTTCTGCTTTTACCTAGTGGATTTTTAGACATTTAATTATTCCTTTTATAAGTTGTTGACTATTAAGACAATATCCCATGCTATCCCAACAGTCAACATAAAAAAAGAGCTACCCGACTAGGGTAGCCCTTTAGTTGTTCGTATTCTGTTTTTTAGTAGTTTTGAATTGCCTCCTCTATTGCGAACACTGTCACACCGAGCTTGTCGGCAAGGTCTTCGGGGGATCGATCTGTGCAACGATCACAAACATAGTTGTTTTGTATTTCTGAATAATTGCTGTTTCGCAGATCAAAAACGTCACCGCAACAATCACAATTAGTATTGTCGCCATAATCTAAATCATGTGGAAGTTTCATTGATTGATTAACTCTTAGTGCCTCTCTATTAAATTGAGCTGTTGTCGATTGAGAAAAGTCTAATTCCATTTTATCAAATACTTTTTCTGCTTTTTCCATATCACAGTTAAGTAGCCTCATAATGTCTTTTAGATATATCATGCTGAAATGCCTCCTGATATTTTAGCTTCATCCGCATACTTGGAAAGAGATTTGTCTGCGATAAATAATAAATCTCTTTCTACACCTAATCCAAACGGAGGTATTCGTAAGCTCTTCAGTTCTGACAAGCTTACCGTGCCATATTCAGGACAGCCTATCCCTAGATCACATAAACCAAAAAGAGTATCATTATCGGGATACATCTCACTAATTAACCATGTAGCAGAACCGCCAAAAAATTTAACAATAGGCTTTACGGGGTTATTACCTAGTTTTCGATCATTATCCCAATAGTTTTTTTTAAGCTTGCGTTCGATAGTTTTTGTTATGAGTTTCATTTATCTAATTCCTTTCTTCAACGGAAACTGTATAAGGCTCTTCTTCATCGTATTCAGTTTGGTTCATAAACCTCCGAATATTTTCAGCATGGTCATCGGATTCAAACGTTGCTACCTCAATAAATGTCCAAACACAATCCTGATCCAAAGCCTCTTGTTTGGCTTCCTCTTTGGTATGATACCAATTAGAAACACTACTCAAACCACGTTCTATGCGGGTAGAATAATTGTCCCAATGTGCTCTATAAAATTTCATCATTTTTTGACCTCATAAGTTGTTGACTGATACCATTATATATGGGATAGTATTTAAGTCAACAATTAATGAAAGTTATTTTAATGAATGATATTTGGAAATATTTCGAAGATTGTACATCAGACCTAACAATACCTGACGAATGGGAAAATGTCAGCTATGAATCTAATACTTGTCCATCATGGTGTTTTAAAGGTTTCTACATTATGATCCAACATGCTAATCCGAAAAAACGTGCATTTGAAGATAGTCCCCGTTTTTATATTTTCCGTGAGAATGACTACGGGGATCCTAAGAGTTGGCAAACACACCATGAAACATTTACGGGTGTTCTTAAAATACTCGCTGATGAACAGACATATCATGATGTAGCAAATGGTTTTATGGAAAAGCACCGAAAAGAAAGCTACGAATACTTATCGCTTGATGAATGGTTGCTAACTTATGGCAATGATTTATCCAAACAAAATTACAAAGAAGGTCAGGCAATCGTAGAATTGTTTGATTAAAGGAAGATATAAATGAAATTAACTAAAGAGGATGTGTGGGGCAATCATGAGAAAAATCATAAAGGGATGATTGTCGCTGATTGTGGCTACGGTGGATTTGATAAAAATCATTTACGCTCAAAAAAGAAGTGTCCAATATTCAACGACTTTATTGATTGGAAATCCGTCACGGTAATTTGTGACGAAAATATTGAAAACGAAGTTTCATATTGGTTGACATATGTTCATGGTAGTGGAAACATCTCAAAGATTATTCAACTGCCCAACGAAAAAATTGCTATGCGATCTGACTATACATGTTGGTAAATTTTTATTATCCATACCCTACCCTAGACGACCCTGGTATTCCTCCAGGGTTTTTTATTTTATCCCGACCCGACCCGACCGCCAGCTCAATTTATTTTATCCCGACCCGAATAATAACTTGCTATATGCTGGTAATTCATGGTATATTTATTCTGTCAATAACTAAGGAGTAAATTTATTATGAAAATACGTTTAACAAAAAAATCTAGAAACAAAAAAACGGGACCTATTCCCGTTTCCACAACCGAGCGCAAGTCTTGCCCAACAACATGTCCATTTAAAAAGAATGGTTGCTACGCGGATTCTGGACCGTTGGCTATTGTTTGGGATGAAACACCAACAATAGGCAAAGCTTGGGATGATTTTTGTAACGATATTAAAAATCTAAAAAACGGCCAACTATGGCGACACAACCAAGCTGGTGATTTACCGCATAAAAAACAGATTATTGATAGTGCAAAAGTTGAAAAGCTTGTTAATGCCAACAAAGGCAAAAACGGTTTTACTTATACTCACCATGACCTATCGATAAAAGAAAATCGGCACGCAATAAAACAAGCCAACAAACAAGGGTTCACGGTTAACTTGTCGGCCAACAATTTAAAACAAGCTGACGAATACAAAAGATTGAATATTGGGCCCGTTGCGGTTGTGTTACCAATTGATCAAATGACAAATACGACAACACCAAACGGAAATAAAGTTATTGTTTGTCCTGTCGTCACTGAGAAGGCAAAATCTTGTGCCACTTGTAAATTATGTGCTGTACCTGATAGAAAATCTATTATTGGTTTTCCTGCTCATGGTACAAGTAAAAAGAAAGCTGAACAAATTGTAATTCAATAGGCCTAGCTATGGATCAACTTATAATAAATTTATTGAAAATA